CTTATCATATATACCATATTCCTCAATAGCTCAGTCGGTAGAGCGCATGACTGTTAATCATGATGTCGCTGGTTCGAGTCCAGCTTGGGGAGCCAAAGCATACACAGGCGAACCGTTGGTAATAATCAATGGTTCGCTTTTGTTATCAGTTAAGAGAATAAAATAAAAAACCGCCGCCGATAAGAGTCCCTCAGCTCATACCGACGGCGAATTTTTTATCTTACATTGATTTAATAAAGGCACCCGGATAATCTTTTTTCACTGTTTTAAGGTATGCCTCGGCATTTTCCCTGGAACTAAAAGCCCCGACCTGCACATAAAACATCTGATTGCTTTCGACAGCAGGCATAAACATCTGCTGAAACTTTCTCCAGTTGGCAAGCTCTGCCTCTGTGTGTGTCCACATTGCGGGGCACAGCTTGCCTGTTACCTGGTGGTGCATGATAACATGGTCAGCAGAAATGCCGTATGTTTTCATCAGGTGCTTGACCAGCTCAGCTGCCAATGTCAGCTCCGAATCGGTGAAATACCAGTCAGTATCATTGGCACTGAGCGACTTTTTGTTTTTCTTGTTGCTGCAAATCTCAATGTTGATGCAGTTGCTGTTCCTGCACTTGCCGTAATACCTACCACCCTCAGATGTGGACATCTTGGTGTATTTTACACCACCTGCGCCCCATGAATAACGGTTTGCAATGTCAGGATTATAGCAGACAACATTTTCATCGTCAACGATAAAATCAGCACTGGCAGGATTTGTGGGATTTGCTCCCGCCCTGAACCATGCTGCAAGATTGTGTGCACTTCCCGCAGCCGATGAGGTGCCTGCCGTGTAGTGGATCACTATCCATTCGATGGATCGCCCTTTGGCAACAGTGGTGTTGGCAGTGCCTGTATCCATTTTGATGTTAATGCTCATCATTTTTGTCCTCCCCCGAATTATCATCACGTATCTGCTCCAGCACATCAATCAGCTTTTGGGGCAGGGGCAGACCCAGATTTCCGCAGTTTTCGAGGACAGATATGCCCTCGTTTCCGATGTAGTACATAGACACCACCGTGCGGATAACATCACCGTTGTGCGTAACATAGCAGTCGAGATAATGCGCAATGCCCACAAGCAGCAGTATGCAGACCTTGCGCACCAGCCCCCAGAAGCCCACCTCCGAGGACAGCTCTCTGCGTTTCACCGCTACCGCCACGCCTGTTATGTAGTCAATGGTGATAAACGCCACCAGCGCATACATAATGCCGTCCATACCGCCGAAAAATCCCGATATGGCAGTAACTATGCCGCCGCATAAAATCTTGATAAATTCCGTAAATTTGTCCATTTTTATTCCTCCTTACACCCTCAGAACGAAATTGCCGACCATTCCGACATATGTGTCATCGCCGATTGTAAAGACACTGCCTCGGACAGGTTTTTCCATACCGCCGTCGGCGGACATAACATGATTTTGGATAACCCCTGAAGCCGCAAATGTAAACGGCTTCATGCAATACGACGAAGTAGTGCCGACCGCTTCCGTTCCGTAATATTGAGACGTGCCGTTTTGAACACCATTTCCAATAAACCAGACAAGATTATAGGTATCCGCAGTAACCTCAACGCCGCACTCAGTGCCGTCAAATTTGGTAGCCGAGTGGATAGAACAACACCACGGTGTAGTGCCCAGACCCAGTCCAACCATATCCGTATCAGAGATGATATAGAGATACGGGTCTCCGCTAAGAGCAACGCTTGATGATGCCCAGGCAGGAGACTGGTTGCCCGTCTTAGTTGATACCGTATAGTTGCTGCTACTATTCACTTCAATGGCGATAACCTTGTCGTTAATGTTGGCAAACTTCGGCGTCAGTGTGCAGCCTGTTTCCGTATATGTGATGTCAGCGACAGTTGTCAGGAGATTTTCCACTGAATGGAGCCACTCGAGGATTTTGGCAGTGTAATTAGCCTGTGTTCGGTCGTCTTTTGACATACCGAGCGTAGGCTGGTACTTATATAATTTTCCCATTTTAAATTTCTCCTTTCTTAGAATTTAAAACATGTACCATAGCTGCATGCCATATATTTCTCATCATTTATGGTAAACAGCATCAATTTGTCTGGGAGAGTCATTCCGCCATCTAAAGTATATAGATGATTGTTAATCAAATGGAGCGCGTCACATGTATGGGGTTTAACACAATAGTTTGTGCTGCCTCGATCCGTTGATAGATTTGATACGCGGTGATAACCTGTTCCATTCGATGTCACCATTTCTGGGGTGTATATACCACCACTATTCGGAATGGCAAATGATATATATTGTTCATCACCATCAAAACTAATAGTATTCATGACTCCCATAAATATCGAATTGGTCGTTATGCCGAATCCAGCGCCGTCATCTGCAACCCAAACATATAATTTAGGGTCGCTTCTGAGGTACTCGGTTATACTTGCACCGGTTTTACCATCTGCACTGTTCATGCTCCATAGACATATCTTACTATCATCGTTCACCCATATCTGTTGGGTAACCTCGTTTATATTAGTATCCACCGGTGCTAGATTCACCCCGTTACCACTAGTGAAATCACTCATTGTGTAAAAAGGTGAGGGTACATCTTCCAAAGAGTGAACCCACTCCTTGATAACCGTTCGATAGCCTTCAACAGTCCGATCAGCAGCGCTCATTCCCTTGGTTGGCTGATAAACTTTAAGCTCTCCCATTACCCAACCACCTCCGTGTCGGCTTCCTCAATCAGCTCTCCCACTGCGTAAATTGGAACTATCTGACCATACAACGTTAATCCGCCTGTTTTCAATCCGCCATCACCTCCCTTCTTGGCTACCTTAAAACGGTTGCTGTCGCTGTACTGACCAACGACTGTGACAGTGCCATTTCCATTCAGGTACAGCATAGTGCCGCCGCAGTTGGCAATAACAAAACTGCTGTCCTTAGCGACAGTCACTACACCGTCAGCACCTGCTGTGCAATCCGCATTTACTGTGGAAATGTACACAGGTGCGCTGCTATCGTTCCTGATACCGTAGAACGGATAACGGCGGTCAAATTCGACAACGGTCAGACCGCTGACATTTACGGTTGTTTCCTGGGTTGTTATCATATAAATTCCTCCTTTAATTTTCAGATTCTGTTTCAGTACAATACGTATTATAGAACACTTCTGCGACATCTTGATTGATAGTCATCAATTCGTCAGCCGTTAAATCAGTGTTTGTAAATACCATGTTTTCACTACTGAATGGAAACACCAAAACATATGGTGAATTGGTATGATATTTTGTCTGAGAACTTATTATCTCTCCTGATGGTGAAAATCGTTCTGTAATTTGCTGATACGGCTGGACTATGCTTACACGTCCGCCATCTCTGCACAAGTCCACGGTGGAAAATGTCGTAATTGATGTGCTTGTAATTTGGCTGGTAATAGTCTGGGCTTTATATTCCGTTTGAGAATTTTTATAGAAACTTTCCGTTGAAGTATCTCTTCCGTGATATGCGCCTATAATCGGAACCCCGTTTTTACACAGCAGTCGATAATATTCGGCATATACTTTGTGATATATGCCTGTTTGAACAGCACCATCATCAGGTACAGTAAAAGGCGGATAAACAGGTTGCCCTCCCCATAAGGTGGATATGCTGCGCTTTCGCACGGAAAACTCATATTCCCCGAATGTAATTGCCGCAACAGACGGAAAACTCGCCACCGTTTGTGCAGACAGTCCATCACCTCCGCCCTGCTGCGGCACATCAACCGTCACAGGCGCAAATCCCACATACCCCTCAGCCTTTTCAGCGTCGGAAACATTGTATGTGCCGTTTTCTGTTATGGTTATGGGCTTGACCTTGCCTCCCTTACCATTCGCCAGCCCCAGCAAATACCACATCATATCATCCATCGCCGCTCACCTCGCTTGTCGTGGGAATAATGTTGCCGTCTGTGTCCTCAGTAATGGCGTACTCAAAAATCTTGCCGTTGTAGTTCGCCCGGAGGCTTTTGCCGTCCTCAGCAATTTTCACCGCAGTGGGCATCATACCATTCAGGATAGCTCCCGCAAATCTGGCAACACCCTCTCCTGCCATCTCAAAGCCGTATTCGGTCTTGGAGTTCTCGTTCACAAATTTTATGCCCTGTCGGGTCATTTTCGTGTTGCCGTTGACCTCGCCTATCTGTACACGGTCAGCCAGAGGGTCATATTCATTCTCCTGCACACTGTTCCGCCCCATTTCGGCATACAGCCCAAAGTCGGTAATTCTCAGGCGGCAGAAGTTCGTCACAAGCGTTGTTTCACCAAAGGTAATGCCCGCCCCGGGGGCAGGATACGCACTTACAAGAGCCTTGCAGCTCCACGCCCTGTAGGACTTGTTCTGTATCGCACCGATGACCGCACCTGCCAGCTCTTCCGAGGCATAGACCGAACTTATCTTCATCGTGTGATATGCGTCCGTGCCGCCGCCCGAAGCGTATGTCCTGCTGCCGTCAGTCATGATAACGCTGCCGCAAACCTTGGTCAGACCGTATTCAATGCTGCTGTACTGGTCAGCCGAAAACAGCGCCGATGATGCGCCGCTGGCAAAGGGCAGAAATGTAAGCACCCCGCCCTGTACGAAGAAACAGCCGCAGGCCGCCTCCGCCAGGTCGGAGAGTATTTCCTTGGCAGTCCGTCCGAAGACCTTGTCCTTGGGGCATTTGGTGATTTTTGTGCCGATGATGTCACCCGCAGCGATCTCCGTAAATCCGCATATGCTTTTGATGTTGGCAAGCACGGCGCTTACAGATGCAAATTTGGGCTTGTTTTTCTTGTCAGAGCTGTTGCTGCTATCGCTGCTGCCGTTGCTGTCACTGTCGGACGAACTATCACCGCCCGAGCTGTCCTCCTCCGCCGTGAAATCACTTTCTTCAAGGGTGCATTTGGCAGATGTGAACATCGCCCTGTCATAGCAGGTGAAGCTCAGCCTGCCGCCCGAGGGCTTCCTGCTGCTCACATAGAACACAGGCACCTCAGTTCCGCAGGAAACAAGTACCTCCGCACCATAGGGGAACAGCCCCACGGTGTCATCGTCATAGTCGCAGGCAGGAACATCAAAGGTCAGCTGCTGACTGCAAACGCCCCTTGCACCGTATCCGTCCGCAGTGTATGATATCTGCAGGTTATTGAAGTGCGGCACATCAATGCCGCCGATGCTCAGAGCAAGGCTAAAGGCGGGAGCCGCCCACAGGAGCGGCGCTTTCAAGGGTCAGGGACATATCCCATTCAAGCCCCTTGCCACGGCTCACAGCCTTGTAAGCCGTTTTCTTGAACTGTGCCGACACCGCTGCAGGGGAGGAGTAGGTCACAGGAAATGTCTTTCCGCTGACAGCGCCCGATATCTTAGCCGCCGCAGATGTGGGGACCTTTTTCAGCGTGATGTTCAGCGTAATGATATCCCCTATATAGCCGCCCACAGTGGAGCCGTCATGGTTCTCAAATGCGCTGCTGTCCTTTTTGGGGGCGGAGCTGACGGTAAAATCCGTCACATATCCGTCCGCCCTGACGTTGTTGATAACAAGTTCAAGCATATTATCTTCCTTTCTGCACATTGACGCTCTGGGTGTAGTCCAGCGAATATTCACCGCACACCTTGCTGTCAAGGGTGAGGTCTCCGCCTGTGACCTCTACATTCACATTTACATTCCGGTTTCCGCTGTTTTCCGCAGCGTTCTTGTATGATACCTCGGTGGCAACAGTGCCGCTCACCTGAGTGAAAGCGGAAATGTTCATCAGCTCGGACAGCTTGCCGCTGAAACCGCTTGCGAACTGCTCCGCAGCTGCCGCACCCGAATCATAGGCGTTCACCCCCATGTCCGTGAGAGCCGCCGCAAAGGCGTTCTGCATATTTTCAGCGTCCTTGGCGTAAAGGTCGGCGGACAGATCATCTGCTATCTGCTCCTTGCGTTTATACAGCTCGATGACCTTTTGGCGCTCTTCTTCACTCATACCCGCAAGATATTCTGCCATCTTGGCACCGTCCTCGGCGGACATACTGTTCAGCTCTTCGAGGAGAGCAGCACTTGCTCCGTCCTCTTTCAGAGCCTTGATGTCAGCGTGATATTTCTCCATGGCGGCTATCTGCTTTTCAATGTCATTTACCTTGTAGATGGTGGTCTCATTGCCGTCCTCGTCCGTTTCCTTTTCAACGGAAAAAACAGAACCGCCCACAGCCATGAGCCGTGAACGGTAGTCGCTCTGTGCAGTGAGCATATCGGAATATTTTTTCTGATAAAGGGCGTTCAGGTCGTCAAGGCTCTCGCCTGCGCTTTTTATCGTCTTGTTCTGGCTGTCCTCCCGGTCGTCCAGAGCTTTTTTCTGCTGCTCCTGCTCATAGGCACGGAGCTTTTCGTAATACCCCCAGTGCTCGGTATTGCTTTCATCGCCGTATTTTCTCAGCAGTTCAAGCCGCTTTTGATACAGCGCATCTTCATCGGCGATAATGCCCATGGCGTACTCATGGTCAAGCTTCTGCCATTGGTTTTTAAGCTCCTCGTCATTCATCTGCTCGGCAGCGGTCTCGGCGAGGGTCTTGTTGACTTTGAGCTTTTCCTTGCCACGTTCCAGAGCATCAAGAGCGGCTTGGTTCTGCTGCTCGATGATGTCCTGATTCATCATGCGTGATACATCTATCTCCGTATCGCCGAACTTACTTATAATGTTCCTGCGCTCCAGGAGCTGAGTATTAAGAAATTTATTCTGCTCTTTGATACCTTCAATTTCCTGCTCGGCAGCGTCAAGCTGAGCGTTAAGGTCAGCCATAAGCGCATTCTGTTCAGGGTCGCTCCATGTGTTGTGGATATTATCCCTTTGAATGTTTATCTGCTGCCGCTGATTATATAACTCCATGAGACGTTTGTTGTTGTCATCGACCTGCTTTTCCATATCGTCGTAGCCGTCAAGAGCTGTTTCATAAGCCTGCCTGTTGTCCTCAGGGTCATTGCTGTCCGCAAGCTGACCCAGAAGCTGTATCTGTGTGGCTATTTCCCGATTGGCATCGTTGAAGCTTTCCTTTATATCTCCCTCATACCCTATAAGGTCTCTTTGCCTGTCAATGTATGAAGCCAGAGCAACGCCTCCGCCGATAGCAAGAGTTCCCACAGCCACCCAAGGAACGGCATTCATGGCAATTCCCAGAGCACCTGTGGCAGTGGCAGCACCCGATGCGGCAGCTGCATATGAAGATACGGCAGTCGCCGCAGTGTTCGCAGCGGAAAGCCCCTTGTAAGCAATGACCATAGCACCCGCAGTCTCGGCAGCGGTTATAAGCTGGTCGCCGTTGTCGCAGAACCAGTCCAGACCGTCAATGAGCTTGGGAATGCCCTCATCAACGGCAAATTCGGCAGCCTTTACAGCAAGGTCGCCGAATTTCTCAGCCAATGTTTCAAGCTTGCCTCCAAGCTCTCCGTTCAGCTGTTCATTCAGGTCTCCGAAAATTCCCGTGACCTCCTGAACAGACGTGCGCAGAGGCTCGGAGAATTTCTCAAAAGCGGTAACGCCCACAGCTTCCAGAGCGGACTGCATAATTGTGATGTCACCCTTGAAATTGTCGTCCATGGTCTTTGCCATCTGCTCAGCAGCCCCGTCGCAGTCGGATATGTACCCTCTCAGCTCTTCAAACCCCTGTGACGTTGTACCGAGCAATGCGTTTACAGCCTTTAAGTCCACCTTGTTGAAGATATCGCTCAGCGCCTGAGTTTTCTTCTGCTCCGTCAATGGAGCCAGTGCACCGTCAAGCTCGCTGAAAACATCGGCAAGATCACGCATTTTTCCCTCGTCATCAAATACCTTTATGCCCAGATTTTCAAGAGCTGCAGCCGCAGTGTCCGTGGGAGCGGACAGGCTGAGGATTATATTTCTCAGAGCCGTGCCGCCCTCAGCACCTTTTATTCCGTTGTCGGCAATAAGTCCAAGCATTGTGTCAAGCTCTTCAACACCGCCCGAAAGGGACTTTGCAGTTCCGCCGACCGTGAGGATAGCCTCACCCAGCTGAGCGACGGAGGTATTTGACTTCTGGGAAGTCTTTGCCAGCTTGTCGGAAAATCCTGCCAGCTCATTTGTCTGCAAGCCCAGAGCGGACATGGAATCCGTTATCATGTCGGAAGCATACGCAAGGTCAATGCCGCCTGCCGCAGCCGTGTTCAGGACTACGGGAAGAGCCTCCACGGATTTCTGCGCATCATATCCCGCCAGAGCAAGATAGTTCAGCGCTTCTCCTGCCTGAGTGGCGGAGTATTTTGTGGTCGCACCCATTTCCTTTGCCGCTGCCGAAAGCACACCGTATTCATCAGCCGCCGACGTAATGCCCATGGTAGCCGCCACCTGGGACATGGAAGCTTCAAAGGAGGAGCCTGTCTCTACCACGTATTCCGCAGCCGTCTTGAACGCACTTTTCACCGCATTTGCAATATCTCTGGCAGCATTCGCCGCAAGATTTCCGAGGGCTGTCTGAGCCGTGCCTGAAAGCTTTTCTGTCTCCCTTTCCGTGCGCCGCAGCCCGTCAGTCACGCCGTCGGTGTCTATCCGTGTGTTAAAAATAAGGTCACCGTCATTCAATATTCCCACCTCCTTATGAATCAAGAAATCTTCTTGCCGCTTCTATCATTCTCAGCTCGTTGGCTGAAACGTGAAGCGCATAGACCTGCTGCATTTTTTCAAGGAACTCCCGCCTGTAGTCGGGCATATCGTCCGAGATGTCAGCCGTCCGCCAGCCGCATATGTCCGTGAAGCGGCAGTCATGCAGCCCCATGAACAGCCCACGGAACTTCCACCAGTGCATTTTTGTCTCCCATAGGTCAATGCCGTATTTTTCATAAAATGCAGCGGCTATCATGGGAAAGTCTGCGTCAAAGCTGTAAGCTCTGCGGCTTGAAAGCATTGCACCACTCTCGCTCGTTTCCTTGGGCGGTTCACCGCATCGGTAGAACCACAGCATAAACATCGCAGCCCGTGAAAGGTCACGGGGCATTGCGGGAAAAATGAGCCTCAGGGCAGTTATGACCAGCCTGTCCTCAGGGATACGGCTGTCGGTGATAAGCTCCTCGAACCTCATCCATACAGAAAAATCGGTGCGGAGCGGCAGCTCTGTCACGCCGCCGTCCGTCACCTCAGTGTATTCAGTGGGAAGTCTCTGCGGGAGCATACTTTTTCAGCACCTCTTCCGTCACCTTTGCGGAAGCACGGTTCAGGAACACCCACAGCGCACCTATCTCATCGGTGTCAAGACTGCCTGCATCAGTCACGCCTGCGTCATCGCCGAAATGCTCATTTACGAACTCATCGCCCAGATAAAGCTTTATGCCCTCCAGCGTAGCCTCTGCCGCCGTTACCGCATCGGGAGCCTTGACTATCTCAGCTGCAATGCGCCTTGTCTCCTGCACGAAATATGCAGTCTTTGTGGGTATCTCAACGCTTTTGCCGTATATGGTAACGGAAGTGGGGTTCCTTTCGTAGTTAAATTCCATGTTATTCCTCCGTATTTACAGCTTTACTTTCGGAATTGGCAGAAGCAGCTTCTGCAGTATCCGCAGTAAATGTTCCGCCGCCGCCCGATGAGGCAGGAGCAAACTTGCCGATAACAGGGTCGCCCAGACCGTTGAACGCACCCGAAAGCTTCATCTTGTTGTTGTTTTCGGAAGTGCCTGAGGGAGCGACCGCACAGGTCTCCATGCGTGCCACATAACCGCCGCCCGAAACAGCGTTGAACTTTTCCACTGTCAGTATCTTTACAAGGCAGTCGCCCAGCACCTTGCGGTTTTTGTATATCTCATACACCTTTTTGATGGTGGGGTCGGAATACATAAGGTCGCACTCAAAGTTGTATGCGGTCTTGTAGCTTGTGGTGTCGGTGCTTTCGGTATCCATGTTGATGTACTTGGTGCTTTCCGTCTGAGCGGAAGTTGCGTCATCGAACTTTGACCAGCCGTCACCCATTCTTGCCCACTGAGGCGTTTCACTGGAGCTTACGTCCATGTAATGTTCCAGCTGAGTCCTTTTAACTATCGTATTTGACATTAACAAACATTCCTTTCTTCAATGTATTCAAGAGTTATGCTCATCTGATAGGTGCATTTCTTACCGTCCTTTTCGTACTCAAAAGGTACAGCTCCGTCCATGCGTATATCCTGAGCCGTGCGGTATTCGGGGAGAGCGGGAAGCTCCTGCACGTTCAAAAACCACCTGCGCAGATCGTCAAGAAAAGCGCTGGTCTGTATCCTGCGCAGGTCATCGTCCGACAGGCTGCCCAGGAAGAGAGAGGCGTGCATGGCTTTAAGCTCGCTGCCGCAGAGATATGTCTGCAATACCTCGGTGCTGTCCTCCACAATTCCTGCACAGTCGATGTCATCGCTGCGGAAATTCACCTGCATGGTGTAATCCGCCAGCAAAGGGCAGCCGCAGAGGAAGTCCCACAGGGATTCAATAACGGAATCAGCCACGATATCTGCACCCCGCTATCTGAGCAGCCCCTGCAAGGATAGTGTGAACGTGAGCTGCTTTCATTCTCTCGAACCACAGCCGTCCTCTCAGACCGCCTCTTGCCGTGCCGCTTGCCCCATGTCCGCTGTTGCTGTAGTAATTTTTTCGGGCATAGGGAGCGGTATAAACAAGCTCACCTGAGCCTATCACCGTGCCTCTTATGCCTGAGCGGATAAGCTCGCCTGTGTCCTTGGGGGTGTACCTGTCGCAGCGCCTCAGGCATTCGCTGTCTATGAATTTCTGTACAGACCCGCCCTGCGCCAGCCTGTGATTTATGCAGATCTGTTCAGCACTCATAGGCTTGAAAACTATCATCTTATCACTCCTATCTTACTCCCAGCATTATGTGCCGCATACTTCGGGAACCGAAGTTGTTCACCGTTATGCTGTGTACGTGCAGGCCGCTGTACAGCTCCTTGTCGGTGGGGTCACTCATTTCCCCGAAAAATATGTAGTCGCCTTTTCGGATATCGGCAGCGATGTCGGGGATAAATATCTTGGCAGTGTCGGCGTTTTCCTCGCCGTATTTTTGCACTTCATAGGCTCTGACCTCCTGCCACATGCAGGGGAATGTGCCTGCCTTTAAGACGGTCTTTCCCGCCGTCCTGAAAATGGTGCATATGCCGTTGGTTATCATCACCCACACCCCCTGAACATCAGCTTCACGCCGCCTGCATAAACATTTCCCAGATATATCTTCACCGCATTGTACCTCGCCGAAGATACCTCCGCCTGAGACCTGTCGCCGTAGGTCACGGAATAGCTGCCTATGGTCTCGGACTTCACATCTGCCGCCCTGCCGCATGAATACATATCATCAGCGCAGGCGCAGCAGGCACGGCGTATCTTGCCGCCAATGTTTTCGTCCGCCAGAAGCTCGGGAATTATCCTGTCGAATGTAGCAGCGTCAATATAAGCAGAGGCAGGCTCCGCAAATCTTGCAAAGTCCGCCTCGCTCATGGTGCCGTGAAAAACCTCGCTGTAAAACTTGTAATCAGCGTATGCCATTCTCAGCTCCTTTGACGACAATCAGGCGTGAGAGCAGTAAATGCCCGCAGCCTTGTTTTCGTAGGCGTCGGTGAGACCGTAAGCACGGTAGGAGAAGATGTATGCGTCCGCATCGGGGTTAGCGTCAGGGAAGATCACCTTGCTTACAGTGTGCTTGCCGAACTGGATAACAGCAGGCTTGTGAACTATCATGAAGTTGATAGGCGCACCTCCTGCGGAGGTCTGCTTGTAGTACTTGCTTGCAGTCCATGAAGGAGCGCTGTTGCCCGTAACAGGGGAGTAAACGCCGTCGGAAACGGTGTAATAATCCTTGTAGTTTGTGCTCCAGTCATCGGGCTGGGCAGCTGTCACCTCATACACCGCCTCAGCTCTCTTGAAGCCGCCTATCTCCTCGCCGGAAGATGTGCCGTTGAGCAGGGAAACAGCAGTCCAGAAGCGTGACTGAGGCACCTTGATAATGCCCGCAAAGCCCTCAAGCACACTCTTTGAAACATAGCTGTAAAGGCTCTGAGCCGCATTGTAAAGGGTGGGGGTAACAAAAAGATATCTGCCGTCCGCAGGAACTTCCGCCTCGTCCAGTACGTTCACGCCCTCTCTTACCGAATCCATGAACGCCTCAGCACCGCTGATGGTCTCAGTCTTTGAACCAATGCCGTTGATGGCAGCGTAGGAAGCAAAGCGCACAGCGTCCATTTCGGGAACAGCCTTGGTGCGGATAAATTCGCTTGCAAGCTTGCCGAACGCCAGACCCGCAGTCTCCTCGTTGTCCATAGCGTCAACGCTGAACTTGCGTCCTCTGTCGTAGTTGAACTTCACGGTCTCGTTGGTGATCTCCACATTGCCCTGAACATAACCGCCGTTGCGGGAGTAGTCAGCCAGACCGTCCATGCTTATCTTGGGGATAATGATCTCGTTTGCGTTTGCGCCCGCCTGTACAAGGGAGCCGTCCATATCCAGCACGGAAGAGCAGGAAGCAGCCTTGTAAACATCGTCCAGCAGGTCAATGTACTTCTTGAAAAGTGCAATAGCATTTGCCATGTAAATTCCTCCTTTTAGTGTATAAAAATAGCCTCGTTCATCTCAAAGATAAACAAGGCTCATCTCTTGCTTTGTTCATGCCGTCCTCCTTACTTTGTGGCGAGAGGGGGAAGCCCCATAACAGCCCTTGCGGCGCTGTCGTCCGCCTGACCGCCCGAACCGCCGCCTGTGGGGCCCATGTACTTAGGCACAGGCTCGCTGCTCTCGAAAAGAAAGTCGTTTTCCTTGGCGATCTTGTCCAGCTGCTCCGTGAGACCCACGATCTCGCCGTTTGAGAGCTTTAAGCCGTCCATGTTGAGCAGCGCCTTTACGGCAACAGCGTTTCTGGGCTTGCGCTCCGAGAGCTTGCCTTCAAGAATGTGGTCAAACTGCATCTTTTCCAGCTTTGCGGCACTTTCCTTCTGCGCCGCCGCCAGCTTTTCCTTGTAGTCGTCGGCAGTCTTTTTAAGCCCCTCATAGTCCAGCTTGCCGAACTCCTCAATCTGCTTGTTGGCGGCGCTGAGCTGACTTTTCACGTCCTCATAGTCCCCGAACTTGGCGGAAACTCCGTCACAGTCCTTTTTGTTCTCCGCAAGTATCTGCGAAGCGTTTTCCTCGGATATACCGAACTTGGTAAGAAATTCCTTGGTCATGTTTTTTCCTCCCTAATATAAAATGTTTAACCCCCTCGATTTCGAGGGGTTATGTTTTGGTGGAGCCAACAAAACGTGATTGGCATAAAAATAGCGCCTTGCAGTCAACTGCAAAACGCTTATGTGAGTATAAAAAATTGCCCTACTAAGTAAGGCGATCAGTCGATAAATTCGATTTCTTCAACATCTTCTTGCAGAAATTTATATCCTCCAACACCTATTGCCCAGCAGGCAACTTCATTTGAATCCTCGTCTTCGTGATATCCCATACAGATCCCCTCATATACAGTTCCGTCAGTTGTGGTCACTCTGACCTTCTTTTTTTTATAAAAAGCATCGGCATCATCAACTGCTTTACTCCATTTTTCAAAACTTATCACTTGATTATCACCTCATTAAAACAGGAAAAATGTGCGCACCTTTGTTTTCATCATATTTGATCTGAACTCTGTTAGTAGCCTCATATTTACCTGTTTTTTTATTGTAAGTACGACCGGCTTCAAATGGCAAAGTAATAAACTCATCGGGATACTTGTTATTGCCTCGGAATTCATAATGATCACCCGTTCCCGCATACCTGTTTATTAAATCCTGCGGGTCAAGACCCTTTGCAAGTATGCTTCTGGGGGTTACTTTTCCGCCTGACTGCACAGCTTGCTTGACCTGATTTTTCCAAACCTTGCCGTTTACGTGCTTGGACTGATTTTTGGTATCCACGGAAGTATTGACACTGCCGCTTGCAAGAGCATTTCGGAAGCTGTTGACCTTTAAGCCTATTGTAGCATCTCCATTGCCTAAAGTCAACATTTTTTTGTATTCGGCTGCACTTCTGCTTGCCTGACTGTGACCAAATCCCCCGACCTGGACCCTCTCGTTCCTCAAAGAAAGCCCCGCAGCCTTGGAAAATCTTCCGTACTCCTCTTTCTGCCTCCTGAGAAGCACCGACTTTTCCGTGAACCTGTCCTTATCGTCCGTGGCATCAGCCGCAAGTATCTCTCGCTTGGTCTTGCGCATGGAGCGTTCCATAGCCCTCTGCCGCTGGGTCGCCTCGTAATAGGTGTAGGTCTTGCCGTTGTATTCAAAGGGCGGCGGGTCGATGTTTTTAAGCTCCTCTTCCGTATAACTTGGTTCGGAAATGCCCTCTATAACAGGGTAAAAGTCATGTCGGCAGTTGGCGCCTTTAAGACCTGTCACTGTGCCGTAGCCCGTTACATCTCGGAGAGATGGATATTTCTTTGATTTCCCCGAAAGGGAATACCACTTGCCCTGCCACTGGGCGTGGTCGGGTCTTGCACCTGCGTGAGCATCGACCTCCACAATGTCCGTGTCAAGCTCCGCCGCATTGTGTTCCGAGACCTTGCCCGTCATTTGCGAAAGCCCCGTAAGAACAGCCCTGCGGGCAGCCACATCAGCGTGACACCTTACCCCCGAAGCATAATCCACAAACTGCAAACCGCCCTCTGTGAGCCGCCTCGTGGCGTTCCTGACCGCCGTGTTGTGATCTACAGCACCCGTCATCACCTGCATATACGCATAGTCGAGACAGTCCCTGTAAGCCTCCGCCGCATCGTGAAACCGCACCTGACCGTTTGACCCACGGTAGGAAAATCCCATGGATTGCGTAAAGTTTCGCAATTCTCCCTTGGTCTGGTTCACGCTGGCAGTTACCGCCTGCTGAAAGAAGTCGTTGTATTCATAAGGCGTGTAGCCGACATTCGCCTGTGCATATGCTTTTTTATAAAACTCGTCGGAAGTCTGGGCAGCGTCAAAGAATAATCGGTCAACAGTCTCATCGGAAAGCTCCGAATATTCGGATATCTTCTGCTTGATGTACTCCGTTCCCGCACCCAGCTCACGAAGCCGCAGCACCTGATGCTCCGCACTGTCGGTAAGATACCCCGCCTTTGCTATCCTGCGGCATATGTCGGCGATGATATCCTCCTCGAGCCTGAGAAAAAGCTCCTCCAGCTCCGCAGGCGCACCCTGCAAATAGTCGGGAGTAAGCATTATTCAAAGCTTTCGGGGAGCATTGCCGCCGCCTGCTCCTCCGTCTCGCCGTAGCGCTTCATGCGGTATTCCACAGGAGACATGATCCCCGCAGAGACTTCCTGGAGCCATATCTTCTGTTCGGTCTCGCTGTCGGTAACAAGGCTGTCATCAAAGTCAAATGACTGCTCGCACGCCCCTCTGGGGGCAAGCTCATGTATGTCGCAGAGCATATCAAGTACCTGCACAAACTCCGTGAGAGCCTTTCTGACGTTCGCCTGAATGGCTGATACCGTGGCATATGACCGCTGCTTGGAAGCCTTTATCTCGGTGGCAGTCTTGTCCGTGTCCTGCACCTCGGAGAGGGTACCGAAAGCAAGTCCGCACTGCCGTTCTATCTGCCGAAGAAGATTGTTGAGCCCGTTCCTCTGAGCCTCTTCACGTATCTGAGGCGAGAAAACATTGAACGCCTGGTCTTGGTTAAAGTCCAGCGTCTTTATCAGCCGCCTGTTGAATTTGGGAGCCGTCTCCGTGCCGTCATTGCCACGCTGCACCGCCGTCACATCGGCATATACCGCCAGCTCCGAGCCTTCAAATTCCCATATGCCTCTTGTGAACTGCATATCCGCTTCCTCGATAGTGGAGATTGCCGCATTGAACACCGAGACCCCCAGCGGGGAACGCCTGTCAATGATGTTCGCCCCGGGCATTTTCATATATACAAACAGCGGCCGCTTTATCCCAGAGAACGTTGCCGACGGAGCAATGTCCGCCCATTCAGCAACCGCCCCGAGAGCTATCTCCCGCCCTATCTGCGCCGAGCTGTCGGACACATACGCCTTGTTTACCACTGTGTAATTTGTCCCCGTCAGGGAGTGCTTTTCAAGGCGGGTGAAATATCGTCCCTTGCGGACTATCCTGTCAGCGAAAACGCATTCGGTGATGTTGTCACCGTCATAGCCCGATACCGCCGCAGCGTCCGCCTGAATGATGTCGGTGTATATCTTTCCGCCCGATACATAAGGCTTGAGAAATACCCCGCCCAGAGCACAGGCATATTCCACCCACACGGGAGACAGCGCCACCGCTTGACTGTACGCATCGGAAAGATGATCCGCCCTCGGCGAGCCAGTCAGCTCCGAGTTAAGCTCCAGCGTGACCAGCCGTGCCATTTCATGGGCCACAGAGTAGGGGAGATTAAGGCAGCGCACATTGCTGTCAGCCACAGCCCACGGCGGCGTGCAGCGGTAGCATTCCGCCCACAGCCTTACCGCCTCGGTCATGTCCTTGTCAGCAGGCAGGGTCTGCATTTTTGCAGCCAGCTCATTAGTGTCAAACAATTTGCATATCGCTCCTTTCAGCCAAGATAAAATGCTCATTTTCCGCTTCTCCTCCAAATCTGCGATGTGGCGTACCGCACAGCGTCAATGCTGTGATTGTTCCTGTCGGGATATCCCGATATGATCTCGCCGTCCTTGCTGCGCTCGTATTCGTACTCCAGAAATTCCGCCGCAGTCTCGGGGCATCGTTCGTTGTCAATGACTATTTCACGTAGGGACTGCAGCCACTTCATGGAATAATCCACCGACCCGGGGCCCTTTTCAGCTCCACGGGCAATCAGACCAAAGGAGCGGTAATCCGCAACGGACTTCTGCTCCGCACTGTCGCACATGAGCATATCGTTTGCCGTTACGCCACGTTTTTTCAGCTCATCAGCAGTCTCCGCATTGCCCTTTTTGTTGCAGCGGAACTCGTCATATATCACCAGCGTGTGCTGAGCCGCCAGATATGCGCACCTGACATACGCAAACGGGTCGGGATACCAGCCCCAGTCAACGCCGTGGAGTATCGTTCCAAAGGTCTTGATGTCCTCGTCAGTGACCTTGCGTGTGACCACATTGTCGAACACGTTTCCGCCCGTGCCGTTGGCAGCGCCCAGATATTCGTTTTCATACGCCGTGGGATTGGTCTCTTTCAGATATTCCGCATCATCGAGGAACGGCTTGCCCAGCCACTTTTTCGGCACCGTCAGATAATTGCTTTCGGTAACGAGCCTGTCCGCCCTCGGCGCTTTGATGTACTTGTTTGCCCAGTTCTGAGCCGATTTCGGGGGATTGAAGGACTTGAACTTGTAAGCCCTGTCTCCGCCTCTGATGACCGACTGTTCTATCTTTCGGACAGCCTCGGGACCCGAGAACTGGTCAAGTTCCTCAAACCACAGAATGCCGATGAACCCGAAGGGGACTTTTATGGACTTGATCTTGTTCTCATCGTCCGCCCCTCGGAAGTATATCTTCTGTCCCGTCTTTGTTTTGGTTATCTCCAGCGGAGATTTTGTGGCAGCATATTCATCGTCAAGACCGAGGGAAAATATCGCCCACAGCATCTGATTATACACCGAATCTTTCAGTGTGTTGCCCACCTGGCGGAGAATGCAGGCGTGCATATCCTCGTTTTTCTCCAGCAGGTCGATGACCGCCAGCGAGATAAACGAGGACTTGGCAGAACCTCTTCCGCCCGGGAAAACATATTCGGAGTGTTCGCCCTCGGCAATGTCAAACAGCACCGATGAAAAGGCAGGAGCCACCATGCTTGCGGGAATGCCGCCGTAAGAAAAGCCCTCCCGATCGTCCGCTGAGGGGAAGTACCTTTCACGGTCAAGCTTAAGGCGAGCGTTGTCGTACCTGATCCTGTGCCGCATCATATCGTCGTCACGGATAATGCTCCGCAGCTCCTTTACCGCAGCCACATCGCCCATTTTAGCCTGTTTGAGCAGTGCTGCATTGACCGCAAGCATATTGTTCACGTCTTGTTCGTCCAGCTCATCGAAGTTCACGCCCATATCAGAAAGGAGCTGGTAGTCCGCCACCTGAGAAGCAGGCAGCGACAACAGCAGCTCCATACATTTTTTCATATCACGCTTTTTCCGCCTTGCCTCACCCGATGCCTTGCCGCCTTTTTGAGTGATTTCTCGGAGTTCACTCGGAGTTCGTTCGGAATTTGATATTAGATTTTTTTCATTCACGGGTCACCACCTGCTTGGTTTGGAGTATAAAAAAATCCGCACGGAAGGTTATTTCCGTACGGCGTTATGATTATTCGCTTGTGTTTTTTTGAGCTTGGAATATTTTTTTAGTAGAACCAATAGATTTAAAATCAAATTGATAAACAATGAGTACAGTATTACAAGGTATATTGATTGTAAAAATGGTACGCTTATAACAGGTTCTATCATACACATTGAAAGCAAAATAACTGATAATAAAATTTCATAGCTCGCAATTTCTTGTGATTCGTTAATAACTGCGGTGATAGTTATATTTTCAGAAGCACTTGTATTAGTAGAACAATCGTGATCATCGTAAAATGCAATATATGCAAAAAACATTGATATCAATATTGAAATAGCGGTACCCATAAATTCAACAACACTTTTGGAATCTTCTGTTACTTTCATAATAGCTATTCCCATAAAAATTGGTGCTAAAATAAATGAATATATTAGGTTATACTTAAAAATTATATCTTTAAAATATGATTTTATAATATCAAATACGTTTAAATGGGATAATGCTGATTTACTGCTAAATACAAGCAACAAGGATAATACCAAATATGTTATCGGATTTTCAAACAATGACTGCAAAATCTCTTTCAATCACTTTCTCCTCCTTGGTTTCTTCATTTAATTCATTATAAAATGTATATTCAAGTCTTTTATCAATATTAACGTTATCAACTGGTAATCTTTCGATAATTTGTGCTTCTGTCAAGTATGGCAAAACATTTTCTATCATTATATTAAATAATCTTTCAGGCACTACATTGGGTTCGTCTTTGAAATGTTCGCTAATATCTTCCGATACTTTTGTGTTGGTATAAGCATTATAGTTTAAGGTCTTATTGTTAAATTCGACTGAAATATTTTCCAATTCCTCTTCACCATTTGCTAGTCCTGTGAGAGTGCTTAATTTCGTTCTATTGGTAAATAGTTTAATCCAGAATTCGACGTTATTTATTACAGGCCTCTTAATAATAGTGGTTTTACTCGATGTAGTTAATGTTGTTGTCTGACCTAATCTATCTTCTACAGCAATAGTGTTATTTGGAGCATATACTTCGTATTTAATTGATTTAACTTTATCATCATTAAAAAGCTGCATTATCATGCGTGTCGGAGCGACGTTAATTATTTGCACTGTATAATTAGGATTTACTTCAGCCACCATATTATCTAATCGTGTCTTCATTTGAGCTGTGATACCATTACGACCAACAGATTGCAAAACCAAAATTGCAGAATCTCTTTCAGGATTATAAAAAATTCCAAATCCAAATGGAAGAACAGGCGCTTCAGTGGAATTTATCGGTCTTCTCATTGCAGTGTTGGCTGAATCGACCAGCTCGCCTTCAATGCCATAATTGCCACTTTTAACTATTCCTGTTATAGATTTAAAGTAGAAAAGACCATCATAATAATGATTGTTTAAGTTAAATAACTCAGCTCTAAAAAGATTTTCTTTTTTAGTATCATTTTGATATGATAAAGCGCAATTATAAAAATATTTCTTTGCTATATTGCTAAAGTCGTTTCCGTATTTGTCTACTATATCTCCAATTACAACAGGATAAGAATGTTTTTTGTCGAGCGTTTCAAATACTGTCATGGTATAGTAGGTCAATGTTATTTTTGCCATATATGTTACACCTCACGTAAAATATTTTCTACATAATATCACAAAAAAACAAATATGTCAACAAAATTTGGAAACTAATTTAAAAAATGCTAAAAATGGAGAAAAATCAGCAAAGAATATCGCCTGACGGCCGTGAGGTGCCGAGCAGGCGATTTTGCATTCTTTGCATGATATAATAATACATCAGAAAATTGCCCCGTACCCGCACAGATTTAAAGAATTTCTCCAAGCTCGGATGCAAGAGTTATCAGAAAATCGTGGCGTATAGCCTGACATGTGCGCTCACAGTTCAGTGTATCACAATATATCATAGGAGTGCTTCCGCAGACATTCTGCATAATAAAACGCTGTTCGTGATCCGGAAATACCGCAAGTGCTCTTTCAACAGCAGCAATTCTCTTTCGCAGCAGAGCGGTATGCTTTTCAATCTGCTCCGTTACCGACTGAACGGGCTTGGATATCCCGCTGCCATGCACAGTGCAGTCAGGCGTGCTGTATATCCTGTCAAATTCGATGGACTTTATTCGGCGCTTGTTATCCTCATAGCTGCGTGCCACGGAAAGCACACGCTTGTAAACCTCTTTGTCAAGATATTTTGGTATGTATGTCCTCATTGCTTGTTGCTCCTTTTAATTTTGTATTCATTCTCTTCCTCAGTCCCAGATCTCCCGTGAGCAGTCCCACTACCATTACTGCCTTGTCGGCGATATCGTAAATATCGTCGGACTTTTCAAGCTCGCTCCTGAGAGTGCCCGCCTGCTTAATGTTGTACTGATACTGTGCATACATCAGGGTGTATCTCTTGTGCTTCTCAATGTCCTGCATATATTCGGAATACGCTATCCGCTTCATACGTTCAGCAAATTCCTTTGGCATACCGCCGAATTTGAATTTTTCGTAAAGCCTTCGCAGGCGGTCAAGGTAGCGGTACTCGGGAGCGGGAAGGCTATCGAGATTTATGCTGCCGTCATAAGCCTGCCGCTCAAGTTTTTTTAATTCCTGCTCGGTCAATTATATATCACTTCTTTCTCTTTGGTGGAGGGGGTGGAGGGTTTGGAGCGTATTTTAAAACTTTTATATTATACTATATAATTTATAAAATACTTTTTTATTTTAGGGTTAAACCCTCCACCCTATCCACCCGGATATATTTTGTTAATAATTTACGGTAAATCTGCTTTGAGGGATTTCATTGATATTTATGCCTCTGTACATATTGGCACTCTTGGCTTTTATCTTCGGAAACCTCTTCGACATCTCCATACCAAACTTCGTGCTGCTCATGCGGTATTCACAGTAATCTTCGCACCATTGGGAATAAACAGCAAACAGCTTGTTGGCACTTACACTCTCACCCTCTCCGATAATGCAGCAGGCATCAATGAATGTTGATATCACATCCATTTCACGGCGGTATTCATTTACCGAGTTAAGCACAGCCGCAGGCATTTCCAACCCCTCACGCTGCCACAGCATACAGCCGTCAACGCACCACCTGAGTATTGCGGGCAGCTCTGATTTAAGCTTATAGGGCAGCCTGCGGTCAACCTTTTCCTCGGGTATCTGCACGGTAAACGGTATCAGATGAATACGCCGCCATATACCCGTATCAGTGCCACGTATAACAGGCTTGTGATTTGTCGCCATCCAGAGCTTGAACTCGGGCTTGAACTCAAATTCGTCACTATACAGCTTACGGGCGGTGACAACATCATCACCTGTAAGCTGTTTGAGCAGTCCTTCGTTTATCCTCATGCCCTCGTTTGGTTCAACAGATGTAACGAGCCTTGCGCCTTTAAGACGTGCGATATCGCTGTTTGCACCGCTGCTTCCGCCGCTTCTGACCATAATGGTCTCCGGCTGAATGTTGGTGATATATCCGCCGAAAACATCACGCAGCACTTCAAGAAAAGTGGATTTGCCGTTTCGCCCTGTGCCGTAAAGGAAGAACACACACTGCTCCGCCGTGCTTCCTGTCAGGCAGTAGCCGACAGCCTTTTGTATGTAGCGTATAAGCTCTCTGTCGCCGCTGAAAATGTCATTGAGAAATGATATCCATTGTGGACAGTCGGCGTGGTCGGTGTATTCTGCCGAAAGTATCTTCGTGATATATTTTTCCGGGTCATGGGGGAGAAGCTTTCCCGTTTTCAGATCTATCATGCCGTTGGGAGCGTTGACGATAGTTTTGTATCTGTCGAGAGATGACGGAAGTATCGGCACATGATGCTGGAGCTCCTCCACCATATTTTTCTTGGACTTACGGCTGCGTGACGCTTTCATGTGTTTTTCAAATGCCTTGGTGATATCGTCCTCCGCACCGTTTTCCGAAAGATAATAGGCGTACTCCTTTTTCATGTCGTCAATGGCACTGTCTGCAATGCGGTAAATGGTGCCTGTATCATCATAGCACCATCGGCGCTCATCGTAATACATCCACCTGCGTTCAACGTGATTATATCGTATCTTCCCGCCAAATTTATCCATGATGCGCAGGGCGTTGCCCATATCGTCCATGGTGTGCAGAACAGGCTTTTCGGTGCCGCTGTTTATGGATATGGAGTAACCGTCAGAACCACCTTTGGAGTTGTACACTTCACGGGTACTCTCCACAGCTTTTAGAATAGTGAGCTTTCCGTATGTGCTGCCTGACTGCCTGCGGTCCCATTTGTCACGCATAAGACCCGATGCACGGAAAGCTTCATCTATCTTGTCGGGGTCAGCTCCCAGCCAGAATGAAAGCATATTGCACAGTGACAGGTCAGCCTCCGACTGGGATTTGAAATAATTTTCAAACCGTCCTGCGTAAAGGTCGGAGAACATGGCTCCCTGCTTTGAGCGCCTTGCCGCTTCCAGCGCCTCCGATACGGAAAGGGAGCAGGGAGCGGAAGATATCTTCCGCCTCTGCTGCGGCTCACGTCCGCCGCCGATGTATTTTTCATGCAGCCCCTTTATTGCCTCGGTGCCGTCGGTTATCTCCGCATATTCGGCGCAGATGTTCCCCGTCATCACAAAGAAGCGGCCGCTTTCATACATCTCAACGCCGTTTTTGTCCGAACGTCTGCCGCCTTTGGGAAGGGAGCCTTTGCAGATGATGTGAATGCCTGTGCCTGACTGGGACTTTTCCGTGTATGACTGCAGTGTGTGGATAAATTCGCCGATGATGTTGTTGTCATCGCCGCCCTCAAAGGCTTTCAGTGCATCTGTCTTGCCGTCAAGGTCAACGCCGAAATATCCGGAATTGTTGAAGATAAATCCTATTCCCGAAAATCGGCAGGAGCAGCTGACAGCTGTGTCAAAGTCGCTCCACGTCTCGGGATTGTTGCTCTGGGCCTGTCCGCCTGTATAGGGGTTTATGGGTATCTTGCTGATATGGTCGGGACGGTCGGGCTTGGGGTCGGGGACAGCCTTCCAACACACCCAGTTTTTCAGTATTTTTATCTCTTCGGGTATGTATTCATACATTTCCCCTCACCTCCCGATTTCAGAATGGCAGATCACTGTCGCTGATGACCTCTTCAAAATCGCTCAGATCTGCCGCTGTTGCTGTGGGTACCGTAGGAACTGCAGCCGAAGCGAACTGCTGCTGAGGCTTCTGAGCGTAAGCCTGATTATTGGCAGCTGGAGCAGCTTCCTTGTAAACGTGCTTGCAGTCGGGATATTTTGTTTCATTGACATACTTCACACGCTCGCTCGTTTTTTCTTTATAGGTGTTGTGCTCAATGGTCACACGGACAGGCTTGCCGATAAGGTCTTTACCCATTTCATTAAGCCCTGGATATGATTTTCCGGCAGGGAGCTGTGCGGCCTTGGCAAGTGCCATTATCTGCGCAAACGAAAATCCGTCCACCTGCATATCAGCCTCGGAAGGTTCCTTCTTCTTCCACAAAGAATGAAAGATGTACCTGTTTGAGAATTTCTGAGAAACATCATTTCTGATAACAAGTCGTACATCAAAATAGGGTGTACCGTAAGCTGTGGAATTAAGTGCGGCTGTTCTGACAACGCACTCATATTCGCCCTCAGGAATAAGGTCTGAGCCTGTTCCCACATTATCGTAGTTTGTTGTAAAATTCATTTATATTCCTCCAATACAAGTTTGATTGCTTCCTCTTCACTGTGACATATTCCTGCTATAGCCCCGTTATTTCTCATCGCTTTCAGGAATTTTTTCTGTTCCTTCGATGCCCTGCCACCTGGCTTTTTTACCTCGATGAATATCGCTTTCCCGTCGGAGCGGCGCACGCCGAATAAGTCCGAAAAGCCCTGCGGAAGTCCTGTGCTGAAAAATCTGCCGTCCTGAGTATATCCGCAGCCTACGTTGCAGCGAAACATTATCGCATACGGGGAAAGAGCGGCACGGATATTTGTTTGTATTTCATGCTCCGTCATGCAGCATACCTCTTTTCTTTGCCTGATAATAAGCCCACCCGGGCTTGTAGCCATGCTTGTTTGCGTATAAAAGCAGCTCATTGTAGCTTTTACAGCTGTCGGGGTCGGAATAGTCGATGCGGAAGCCCTCTATCTTAGACAGCTCAGCTTCCTTTTTTTCTATTTCTTTGCGTTCCTTTACGGGGATATCAGCGCCGCAGTATGGGCATTTACGGACAATTTCTCCGTTTTCGTCTCTTGTATGAAAAGTGAGAAAACATTCGGGGCACTGGGTCACAGTATTGTCCTCGGTCTCAGCTTTTTTGACTTTCTTCTGCTTCGGCTTCTTTTCGAGAGACCATTTGCGGTCATCATCGGGCAGACCGTGACGTGCGTAGTTTCCCACATGGTCGATTATGACCGCCCGCTTTCCGGGACGGTATCTCATGCACCTCATAGCCTGCTGAATATACAGAGTAAGCGACTGTGTAGGACGGAGAAGAATTGCGCATTCGCAGTCGGGAACGTCGAAGCCCTCGGATATCAGATCAACGTTGCAGAGAATATCCAGTGCACCGTCCTTGAATTTTCTGACTATCTCATCACGTTCGGCCTTTGGGGTGCTGCCGTCAATATGTTCAGCTTCAATGCCTGCGGAGCAGAACGCCGCAGCCGTTTCTATGGAGTGCCGTATTGACGTACAGTAGCATATTGCCTGTTTGCCGTCCGCAAGCTTCCTGTAATACTCGATGACGTTCCCGAACACAGCTTTTTTTAGCATCAGCTTTTCGACCGATGAAGCGTCAAACTCACCTCTGCTTATTTTGGCTTCTGATAGGTCAACCAGTGACGGAGCATAATAATCATAAGGCGCAAGGCAGTGATTTTCGATAAGCCATTTTGCCGAAACTCCGATTATGAGCCTGTCGTTAACATCACCCAGTCCGTCACCGTTGAGCCTTACGGGAGTTGCGGTGACACCGACACGGCGGCAGTCAGGAAAATAATCATATATCTTGCGATATGTACCCGCAAGGCAGTGGTGATTTTCATCGGTGATTATGAGCTGCGGCTTCGGAAGCCTGTCCAGTCTGCGGGCGGCGGTCTGGACCATCATAATGTCACACAGCCGCATATTCACGCCCCACCATGTAAAGGTGCTGCGTATCTGGTCACACAGCTCACGGCGGTGAACAAGAAACAGTACACGATTGCCCTTTGCCGTGGTCTGCCTGGCAATGTCGGCAATTATGACAGACTTTCCGCCGCCGCAGGGGAGGACTATGCAGGGAGAGCGGCAGCCCTCTCTGTAAGCCTGCCGCACCCTGTTTTCAAGGTCAACCTGATACGGACGCAGCGGCATTGCTTACAGCTCCTTTCTTCGCTGCGGCAACCCGCTTTTTCACGCAGTCCAGGCAAAGGGTCTTGCCGTAAGCCTTGCGTGAGCCTGCTATGATCTCTTCTGCCGTCCTGGTGCTTGATGCTGTAACAGTACTGCCGCACTCATCGCACTTTTCGCCGTCAGTCATTCCGTAGAAGCTGCGGATAGATGTATCAACAAATTTCAGGTCGTTGTCAATGACTGTGCGGAACATTCCCATAGGCGACTTGGCAGGTGTAAGACCGTCAGACTGCGTGATGAAGTAATGTGTGTTTTCCTTTACCTCACAAATAAGAACAGTTTCAAACAGTCCCTCAACCGTAAGCTGATTATCGAGCATCTTGCCCACTGTCTTTACTTTGATATGTCCGTCATCGCAGCGCTCGGTGTGGTGCAGAAGATACACTATAGTATCCGCAGGAAGCTCACGGCTTATTGTGTCAATAAGGCTGCGGAAATTGACGGCGATATCTGTAAATTTGTTATAGCCCGTTTCTTTGACACGGGAGAACATCTCAAACGCCATAAGATATTGACTGTCATCAATGGCAAAGGACTTGAAGCCGCCTTTTTTAAGCCCTTCTTTTATGCTGTCATAGGTGGAGTTAAGCTCTACCTCTATTCTGGATCTAAAGGGCAGGCGCTTGCCCGCCACCGAGAAAATCTTGATTTCTCCGGGTGCAAAATTACGCAGACTGCAGGTCTTTCCGCTGCCGCTTTCCCCGAGAATAAGAACAGGAATACCCATAATATGCAACTCCTTTACTTTATAATAAGACTTCTGCTGCGTGTCAGGCGCACACCCGGAATGTTCTCCGCCCCCTGCTGGAGCTCCCTTTTGAGCGGCGTTTTTCTGATGGAAGGCAGCTCATATTTCAGCAGATCATCGTGGTCATGGCTCTGCGCCCAGTTGATAAATTCAATGTCGTTCACTACTTCCACGCTTTCGGCATTGTATCTCAGCATAAGGTTTGCCTTCACGGTGTCGAGCTTCTTAATGCCCATATCGTCCATGCACTTCATAAGATACTCTTTCAGGCGCTCTGCCTGTTTTTCATGGGAGGCTATCCTTGCGGAAAGCTTCTGGCGCTCGGCTCTCATGGCTTCGGCCTCTGCGGAAATATCCTTGATGAACACCGCAATGTTTTCAGCCTTGGCACCGAACTCCTCCTCAATACTTGTGAGAGTGTCGAACCACGCCTCGACCATATCCGCTCTGGCAGCATCGGGGTCGGGAATGACCGTGCCTTCATCATCAATGCACCTGCCCTGCTCGTCCTTTTCAAATTCAAAGCTGCTGATAGCGTCATAGTTTTCAAGCAGCTCTCTGAATGTGCCGCTTATTTCGTAAAGTTTCATATTCTTATTACCTGCGCTTTCTGTATGATTTTTTTCAGATAAGGGTCGTTTTCCACAGCTTTTATGAGAGCTGTAAAATCGTCCATGGTCATCTTGATAAGAAAAGGCTTTATGCTGCTTTCTGCCTTCGGAGCACTCAGCCGAGCCTCTGCCGCCTCTGCACGGTCAAGAGCAGCGTTGCGCTGATTTCTCATGTCCGCAAGGTCACGGTCAGCTTCGTCACGGAAATTCTCAAAGTCAAGATTTAACTTGCGGAGGGTCTCGCTGAATTTCCTTTCAGCCTCCGGGTCGGTCTGAACCGCCACATCACGTGGCTGAGATTCAAGGAATTTTATGCGCTGTTCAAGCTCGGTATTGCGTTCACACTCTTTGCTGAGCTTTTTAATCTCCGCCTTAGCGTCCGAAAGCTCATGTTCCGCATTATCTGCACGGTTCATAGCATTTACTCTGTCCCTGCGTAATGACTGATTTTCGTCATGTAATGAATGATTTTCGTCAAGCGCTTTGCTGTACCGCTGCATCTGAGCTTCCAGCTGCTTTTTCAGCTCTATGTACTCCTTGTGGGTGGTGATGTCGCCGTTCATGACCTGTTCAACAAGCTGTGGAGGAGCGGAAGGACGGGCGGCTTCGTAGAGTAATGAGGGTTTAAGCTGACTAAGGCTTTTCTGTTCTTCGGCTGATATGTTGCCGAAAATTTCGGCAACTCTCACAAGATTGTTTCCGGTATCTCTGCTGATGCCAATGCTTTCACACCAAGCACCAAATTTTCCACCATAGTGATTTGCAAGCAGATCGTGAGCATATGCGACCTTTTTTGCCATTGTAAAAATGTACTCTTTTCTGACATTGAAAATCTCGGCAGTAACATTTTCAAGCTTTGCTGCTGTGTCCGCATCAAGCTCAGAGTAATCGAACGTGTTCTGAGCAGGTGCGGCAGTTTCGGCAGGAGTAGCAGGAATTTGCTTGTCTCCCATAACGCAGTAATCATCGGGAGTGTCGGGATAATTGCAGCAGCCGTTGTCGTCATACCCGCAGTTGTCGCAGGGGAGATTTGATTTATCGTCTTTGTGTTTACGATAATAAAGGCAATCTTCGTAATTATGGCAATGGGATGCAAGAAATTCTGTGAGCTTATCGAATTCACAAAAGCTGCTCTCGCAGTAGTCACATTTAAAATCAATACCGCCCAAAGGCATATAATGTAAGGTTTTGCCGGTCTGCCAGAACGGGCACTCAATCTCACTTTCGTCAAAGGTGTTGTAGAACAATTCAAGCTTATTTTTATCGGAAGATACTTCCTCGTCATCGCCTTTCCGAAAAATTTCAGCGGGAAATTTTCTGATAAATGCTGTCACATTTGACCACGAAAGCTGAAGCTTTGTATCACCGCTATTGTTTATTACATGATCGAATGTAACAAGCATACAGCTTGACATAGCTGTAAATCTGTTACTGCCATGAAAGCGCTTACCGTGATTATCTCTGAGGTAATCCTTTAAAGGCACAGGTGATATTTCTGCCGCAAGCTCTGCAACCTTGTCTTCCTCGCCGTGTATCATGCTTTTGATCGCAGCAACAATGTCCCCATGAAACTGTGTCATACTCGCATCGTATTTCACTGTCAATCCTCCTCTTTGATTTCAAGTTCAACCGGCATGCTGACCTTCTGAACAGCTGACCGCTCTTTATCTACCGAGCCGATAATAGCATCGCAATACTGCTTGTCCTCATCGTCAAGGCTTGAATAAATCAGCTCCGCCTGTATCTTGAACGCAGCAGCTACAATATGATGTGTAAGCTCCGTCATGCCGTATCTTTGACCCATATCCATAAGCAGCTCACGCATATAGTCCTCGATTATTCGATTGATGTCCGCTTTGTTAAAAGCAACCGCCCTTGCAAGCTTCTTTGTTATCTCGATAGGAGTAGTCATATTGTCTCACCTCCCAGAAACTTCTTTATCTCAGCTATCTGAGCTTTCCACTCGTCAATAACCGCCTGTTCTGCGGCAATTTCCCCGTTAAGATAGTCAATCTTATCCTGACAAGCCTCCCTAACCGCAAGGGGAATGGTCTTGACATTTTCCTCGGAAGGTGTTACAATATCAGCAGGAATGTTAGGTATATTTTCCTGCTCAGAGCTTGTAACTGCGCCAACAGTTGCAGGCTCTTCTTTTATCCTGTCAGCCATATACGCTCCCATGTCGGTATCACCTGTGACCTCACAGCATGGGGTATCATTGCCGTAAGCTCGTTCGAGCTCTTCATCGGTGATAGGCTCAAATGCAGCATCTCCGTGCTCGTTGTAGTCACGCACAATGCTGTACACAGTGCTCTTGGCCGTATCATGCTTTTTGGCTATCTGCGCCATAGTAGCGCCCGAACGATATTCTGTAACGATGCTGCGTTTTTCCTCAGCATCAAATCTGCTTTTTCTTGCCATTTCATTATCCTCCTTGTTATCTGTGGGAATGTCCCAACCCTTTTCACGTATTGACGTGATCAAATTCATAACCGTTTCAAGCGGTACATCATGCTCATTGTCAAAAAAGCTGTTCTTTCCGACAGGTATGTGCATTCTTTCTGCAATTTCCTGCACCGTCAGCCCGTCTCGCAGAAATCGGTAAACCATTTTCTCGTTTGCCGATAATGACCGCACAGGCGGCGCATCAATAGCTATCCGCATATCATCACCTCTGTATGGGGCAAAGGTCAAACTCTACCCTGTCCGGAATGCGACCTGTAAGCGTCATTGCAATCGCATTGGCAGTAGGTTCAAGCCCCTCAGTGCTGTACGCCTGTGTGCGGAATTTGATGACCTTGTTGCCAAAAAAGCACTTGGCTATGTACATCTTCATTCTGCATCTGCCTCCTTCTGAATTTTTGTCCCCTGTTCCATCGCTCTGATGATCCTTGCGATAGTGTCGGCAAGGGCATCAGCAGAAGGCTCCTGCTTGATGTTTACGGGCCTTGTGTTTGCTGTCTGCTTAGTCATATTATCACCTTATAGCCTTTCTTTGTCTTAGCGAAGATGTTGACCTGACATTCGCCGTCAGTATCTTCTGCACGCTCCTTTGCCGCAGCTCTGGCTTCGTCAAACGTATCATACGTTCCGATGATGTCCTCAAAGCCGTCATATGTGTCGATTACTTTGTACATCTTTTTCACCTCATTTCAATTTAGGGCAAAGCCCCAATCCTAAGCCGTTTGTGGTATCACGGGGAAGCCTCTGAAACTTGCCGTTCATATAGCAGTCGTCACGCTTCTCGCATATATGGCACTTGCATTCACGGCTCTCATTGGTATATATGAAACGCATCCAATAGATATCTTCATCATCGGCGCCATGATCTTTCAAATAGCGGATAGCGTGCTCCTTGCTCTTGAATTTCATAATCTCACCATCTTCATCGAGCAGATATTCAAGAGCGTTAAGGCATATGCCCTCGGCATTTCTGCCTACTATGATTTCGAACATTTTCTCACCTCACAATTTGATAATATGATTTATTCCCTTGTTTTGATCTCTGAGCACAATGTATTTCTTACCGTTGTACTCTGTGAATTGACCTAAAAAGACAAGATTGCACAGGTGCTTTCCCGGTTCTTTTGTTGCGTTTGCTGTTTCAAAGCTTGACACTGTTCCCCAGATGCATCCAGCTTCCTTAGTGTTAATGCAGAAGTTGTTGGGATCTATCATTTCTCTCACCTCCTTATTAAATGCTATTATGTCTTGTCTCTCTCAGCTCATAAAGCTCATCAAGGTTATTAAGGTAAAGTTCTTCCATATCCCTGAGCTTCTTGTAGAATTCCGAAACTGCTCTCAGTGCCATTAAAGTGGTTATGAAACATGCTATCGACGAGAGTGCAGCAAGGCTTGTCAGTATTGGTGATACCATTCTTTTCATCTCCTTTTGATCTTCAAGGCGTATGCTCAAAAAGCTTTTCAGCGGGAATATCAGGGAAAAGGTTCTGAATAATGCCGACCTCTTTCCACCAAAAGTCCACTCGCCCCGTCATTTTTTCGGCAAAAGCTCGAGGAGTAATGTTGAGCATATTTGCTATGTCTTTTTTCTTCATGCCGTTTTTAGATATTTCGGCTTCAAGATTAGGGTAATACGGTTTATTCATTGTCAAAATACAGTCACCTCCTGCAAAACATCATTCAAATGATGTTTGTATATTTACTATACCACATTAAAATGATGTTGTCAATACCTTTTTTGAAAAATACTTCAATAAAATGATGTTTTGTTCTTGACACAACCGTAATATTGTGGTATATTATGTTTAGAGGTGATAGTATGGGACTTGAAAGAATTAACGATTATAAGAAGATTAAAAATCTTACAAATAAAGATATCTCAGAAATAACAGGCATATCAATAAGCAGTTTGGATAAAATCACATCTGGAAATAATACAAATCCAAAACTTGAAACTGTAAAATTGATTTGCGGAGCTTTAGGGTGTAAATTAAGTGATTTGCTTGATGATGATAATTCAAAAGAAGAATTTACTCTTCAGGAAATCAACACAATAAAAAAATACCGCACTCTTGACGAATACGGTAAGGAACTGGTAACAGCTGTTATTGATATTGAGTATAATCGGTGCACATACAGACCTGAGCCGAACAGGGATGAGCTTATTGAGATAAGCATAAATTATGCACCCGTTTCCGCAGGTCTCGGTGATGAGCTGGAAGACTACGAACATTGGGAAAAGGTAAGCGTACCTCTCACTCCGGAGAGCCGTAAGGCAGATTTTATTCTGCGTGTTGACGGTGACAGTATGGAACCTAAGTTCAGTAATGGGGATTATCTTCTTGTCCGCAAGCAGCCTGCTGTGGATATAGGTCAGATAGGTATTTTCGATGTTGATGGCAAGGGTTATGTCAAGAAATACGGTGGAGATAAGCTTATATCTTTAAATCCTAAGTATAAGGATATTTCGACCACAGATGACAGCCGCTGCTTTGGCTTGGTGCTCGGTACAACGGATATTATTGAAGAATAAGTTTACTACAAAAAAGGACGTGACATTATGAGATATTTTAATACTAAGACTGTAATAGCTGGGACACTTTCGGTTATATGTGTGTTGTCGTTTTCTTCATGCGGTTCCTCCAGTTCTTTGCAGAACAGCAGTGAAGTCACAACAACATCTGCTGCTACGACTGTAACAACCGTGGCAAGGATCGATGAGCCTGCCGGTAATGACGAACCCTCAAAGTGGGCTGAGTATATTTCGGATTCTTATGTAAAAATAATCGACTACACTCAAACTGCATCTGAAAAAGAAGGAAAATACAATATAACTATATGCGCCTCTGCAGATCTGGCGACAAATCCCGAGCTTACAGTTAAAAATTTATTTAAGCAGTCCAAGCTTATTTTCAGACAGTATAAAAAGTGCGGGGCACTTGATATGCTTTCTGTAAGCTTTGCTGATGAGAAGGATAACGATAAGCCTTATATGAGCTACGTTATAAGCAGTGACACATTGAATGAGCAGGATCTTGATGACAGTAACTGGGACGAGTACTCTATTCCTAAAATTACAGAAAACTTCACGGCTGACGATACATTAGAAGACTATGTAAAATCCGAATCCGAACGGAAGGCAGATGATCTGGCTGATAGTTTCACGGATTATCTGTCAACCTTTTATCAAAGTGTTGAAGTGTCATATGATTATGATAAGGACTATTTTACAGCTTCCGCATTGGTTAAAAATGGAAACGAACTTTTGAATTCAGCAAATTCAGTTGATTGGAGCAACTTTGTTGACGGGGTTGTGCAAAAATATGAATCAATGCGTGATACTGTGCAGGCAAAGGGTCTGAACAGTAAACTAAAGATCTCATTGTACAGTGATTACGATAACAGCGAAATGGTCACGGTAAAAGGAAATATAATTACATATAACGCACGCAAAGATGAATACACCAGTTATCTCCCTCAAAACAATTCAGCTAAGCCCGCTTCAAGCTCTGAAAGTTCAGTTTCCACAGGCAAGAAGAATGCACTTAGAAAAGCTAATGAGTATTTGGATTATATGGCATTTTCTTACAGTGGATTGATAGATCAGCTGAAGTACGAGGGCTTCTCCGAGAGTGAGGCTGAATACGGTGCTGACAACTGCGGTGCGGACTGGAATGAGCAGGCAGAGAAGAAAGCTAAGGAATATCTTGATTTTATGGCGTTTTCTTATGACGGACTGGTTGAGCAGCTGGAATATGAAGGATTTACACACAGCCAAGCTGTACATGGAGCAGATTCTGTTTATTAAGGAATATAGAGGGTGTGACATTATGGGTATTTTTAGTAAACTTGTTTCAAAGGTAAAGTCTGAATCCAATGTAGATATCGCATTACAGCTCTTTGAATCACAGGGGATAGGCGGAACAATAGGTACAAGGGCTAAGGCGATTATTAGCGATTGTCAAAGTCGCCAAGATGTTCTATTAAGAGCCATTGAATTGTGCGGTCCAAACCCTATTGATGCTAAAAGCCTGTATGTTGTTTCTCACTGTTATGTGTGGTTAGGGGCAAAATACAGACCGCAGGCTATAGAATATCTTGAAAAGTATATTGCTGCAGGGGCGTCATGGTCCGGAACGCCCAGAGATGTTATTGATATGGGCGGATATTCGGTAGATCAGCTGTCCAGCAATAGGGCTTCTGTTTATCATTATCTTGGAAAGGCCTATGAGGGCGAATATATGTTTGAAAAAGCTGAGAATGCGTATAGAGAGGCTGAATCTCTTTGTCCTGATTTTGCAACATATTCAGTTTGCGTTGCAAACACTTTTGTAAAACGTAATGATTTGGAAAGAGCAAAGGCTTACTTAAATAGCAAAAAGCAAACGATATATTATAAGAATAATGTTGACGATTATAAAACATTATTAAATGCTGCGTTAAACGACATAAATTCAAAGATTGAAAAGGGCTATGTATATAAGCCCAGAGGAAAGAGTAGGAAATAAAAAATCCCCGCTCAGTGCTGGAACACCGAACGGAGAAGAAGCTGTGATACAATCACAACCTTAGACAAGTTTATTGTATCATAGCTCCCTGAAAATGTCAAGGAGTGATAACAAATATATGAAAACCGCCGTAATATACGCCCGATATTCATCGGACAAGCAGACAGAGCAGTCCATTGAAGGACAGCTATACGACTGCTACAACTACGCCAAAGCCAACAATATCACGGTAATAGGTGAGTACATCGACCGAGCTATGACAGGCAGAAATGATGACCGTCCCGACTTCCAACACATGATAAGTGACAGCGCAAAGCATACCTTTGAGCTTGTGCTTGTGTGGAAGCTTGACCGCTTTGCCCGTTCTACCGAGGACGCTGCTTACAACCGAGGAAAGCTCAAGCGTAACGGTGTGCGCCTGCTCTCAGTCAAGGAGGACTTCGGGGACAGTTCCGCAGGTGATCTGATGATGCACGTCATGGAGAGCTTCAACGAATTTTACAGTGCCGACCTTCGGGAAAAGACCGTCAGAGGAATGCACCAGAGCGCACTTAAATGTCAGAGCACAGGCGGGCAAATTCCTATTGGCTATAAGATAGAGGGCAAGAAGTATGCGATAGATGAAGCCACACGATTTATCCCGGAGACTGTTTTCAGAATGTATGCAGAGGGAAAGAGACTGGCAGAAATAGCCCGATATCTGAATGAAAAGGGCTATCGGACTCGCATGGGCAGGAAATTTACCACAGGAAGCTTTTACACAATGCTCAGCAACGAAAAATACATAGGCGTGTATAAATACGGAGACGTCCGTATTGAAGGAGGATACGAAGCTATGATTGACCCTGTTTTATTTGATGCAGTTCAGAAAAAGCTTGTAGAAAACAAGAAGCGTGCGCCGAAGGTTTCCGAGCGTGAGAATTTTTATCTCACAGGCAAGCTGTTTTGCGGTCATTGCGGCGAACCGATGAACGGCATGAGCGGCAACAGCACCAAAGGAAAGCATTTATATTACCGCTGCAACGGAGTGCGCAAGCATACAGGCTGTGATAAGCGCACCGAGCGGAAGGAAGAACTTGAAAATGAGATCATCGGAGCAATTCAGAGAGCCTTTGCCAATGCTGACCCCGAAGAGCTCACAAGAAAAGTGATTGAGAATTATGAAAAGAACTCTCGTCCCGCCGATCAGGTTAAGGTAATGAAAGCCGAGCTGCAGAAAATTACAAATAAGGTTGATAACGTTGTCAATGCCATTGCCGAAATGGGCGGCAACGAAACATTATACACTCAGCTCCGACAGCTCACTGAGCAGAAGGAGCAGAAAGAGACCGAGATCCGTATAGCAGAACATAAAGCCGATGATATGCCGACAGTTGAGCTTGTAAAGAAAATACTTGACCTTATTCAGAACGCCGATACAATGACCGACGAGGGCAGGCAGCTGCTCATTGACGGAGCTGTCAGCCGCATATATGTGTACGATGACAGCCTGGATATCTATTTCAAGGGTGGCAAGAACACAGAAATCCCACTAAATCCCGCAAATAAAGATGATGTATCAGATAATTCGTTCGCCTGCTGCAAGGAATGGGGAGCCACATAGTTCAAATCCGAACTCTTCACAGGGTTCGGATTTTTTCGTTTTTTATCAGGGGGAGGCTGTGTTTGGAACGGTGGTCAAACTGTGAATAAACCGCCTATGAATTAGCTTCAGTGGATTTTGTGAAAAGCTTATTTTTTTATTATTGAGGAAGCGCAGCTCCTTATACTAATTCCAAATCAACCTATAGACAAAATCCATTTTCTGCCGGTAATGCTTTTTATAGTTTCTTTAGACAATGAGCAGATAGTATCGCAAAGTCTG